TTTTCTCAAGTAGTGAGATTATTTCAAATCTCTTTTCACCTGACTCTGCGTCATTGTACTCTATCACGAGTGCATCAGCATTCATGTGAAGTTGTGCCTCTCCGTTTTTGGCTTCTTGCAGATAGAAACCAATCCTATCTGCAATATCGCCTGGGTGCTTTGCTAATGTCTTTCTGAAAGAACCTGTACCCATAAAATACCTATCTGGTGTGAATTGTATATTCATTAGCCTACCAATGCGTCGATCATGAACTGAAGATCTACTTTAGTCATCTTGCTAAGTGATGGCAGCTCTCGGCCAATCGCGTTCTGCACACGCTCAACAAGCTCGGCCTTCATTACTACTGGCTCGCCGCGCTTAGTTACTTTCTCTGCCTTCACATATAAGCCAAGAGCTGAGAGCTTTGCAATTACGCTGCGTGGAGTCTTGTCAAACTCAGCTGCAAGTGCGTCAACAGTTGCACGAGTTGGGTTGTTGTCGTACTCAGTGCTCATACGGACGATCATTTCTTCCGTGTAGTTCTGAGATGATTTTGCTGTCATATTCATATAAATTTCTCCCGAAAATTTGTGTGATTAATTAGTTTATGTGTTCATTATAAGGGCTGGGGCAATAAATGTCAAGAACTTTATTTCCATTTTGTCTTCAACTTCTCTTGCCTGTACTTCCCATGGATCTTCATAATAACGATCCTCAATACGCTCAATCAACTTGCCCTTCCATACAGCGTGATCGTGCTCTAACTGCAACTCTCCGTATACGTACTGGCGAGCGTGTTCAAGCTCATGAAAGATGGTTTGCATCCATAGGTCGCTGAAAAATATACGAACTACTACTTTTGTATCCAGATCTATGCAATCGCCCCATCTGTCTGCTGGGCCTTTCAAGTGAATGTGAATCGGAATAGGACTAACGTCTAAGCCTAGTTCTTCCACCGCCCAGTCTACAATTAGTTTAACACTATTTCTTGTACACTTAGGCCAGTGCTTTTTAGCTTTGACTTTAATCTTATACATCCATTACTTCCCAAAATAGTTCGTCTCCGTGAGTCCGTTCAAGTACGTCGTCGTCATCCCAGTGATATGCTTCACCTAGGTCTGCGGCATCCGGATCACACTCGTTAAGTTCTTGTTGACACTCATCTTGCAACTGTCCGATATACTCTTTCCACTGCTGTGCATTAAACAGCCGAAATGATTGGTCAGCAATGTCAAAGGTAACTACTACTTGGTTCGCTTTTATTTCCATATACCTCTCCTCATTCAATGTAAACATTATACTGGATTCGGCATCTCATGTCAAGAAGTTTTTTCGTTAAGGCCAACGCAAGGCAATTCCGGGGGGCCGCGCACGGGGTCGTCCGTCAAGTACAATTTGCACCAAACGTCCAAAATTTTCCAAAATTATTGCACCCGTTGCGGGGTCTTCCCAAATTTTCCTAAATTATGCCACACCCGCGAAGACTTGTCAAGCGAAATAAATTGTGCTCGGGTGCAAAAAGTACTTGACAATTTCAACGGGGTACTGTATAATCGGCGCCGCGGGAGACTACGCTTTTGAAAAATTTGCACCTTTCCCGTAAAAAGTACTTGACATCGTCATTCTACTACTGTATAATCGGCGCCCGCGCACCAAAAGACCATTGCAATCCGAAATAATTATGTCCACACCCGCAAAAAAGACTTGACAAATCGTCGCACTACTACTATAATGGCGCGAGGTACCCTAAAGAAAATCGTCATCGTACTACTACTGGCGCCCCCGCGCCAAAAATTTCAATAAAATCAAGGGGTTAGCGCATTTTCTTCAAGTAAAAAATGTTCCACGTGGAACACCCCGGCCAAATGCGAATGAGAATTATTCTCATCTGGCAGGCAAAAAAATACCCGCTCGAAGCGGGTAGATTTTTGGCACGATTCGTGCTAGGCCATAAGCCATTGTGTGATGAAGAGGTAGAGCGCGCCTCCCCAGATTATGATATCTGTCAAAATTGAATAAGCCAGATATACCGCTCCAAGTATTTTTATCATCTCGTGACACTCCCATGAATGTGCGGGTCATCGCCCGCGTTTTGGTTTACGATCCGCCAAGGCGAGGCATTTACCACACCATACGGAACGCGCTTTTTCTGGCGAAAACACTCCGCCAAAATCTCGACCTCAATTCGCGCATCGGACAGCGCGGTGTGATCCTCAATAAATGAGTGATCGCCAGAGCAGTAGCGGTGAGCAAATTCCGCGCCGGTTTTGATATTGCCAGCAGGCGAGACCCAACCCATAGCGCGGGCGATATTGGCGTATGCTTTTTGGCTTAGTTTGGTCTCACAAGCAAATTGCCAGATATCCAAAACCTTAACCGCATCGGTCAGCATTTTACCCTCGCCAGCAAGCTCGCGGTGGGTCTGCGCTAGGACGCGGAAGTCGAAACCGGCATTGTAAGCCGCGACCACGTTCACGCCATGCACCAAAAAATCAGCGCGCATTGTTGCGACAATCTCAGCCCAAGGCGTTAGCCGAACCTCGCCATCTTGGAGCATTCGAGCGTAGTGGGTGAAATGCTTGCCAGCATAGAAAGCGCCCATCATCTTAGCGGGGTCAGTGAAATTTTCTTCCACAAGCCAATTCCGCTCAAGCGCGATGTTGCCTCGCTTGTCATGGATGCAGTAACCGATATCGTAAACGTGACCCTCTAGGCCGACCGTTTCGGTGTCGATTGTTGCAATGGTTAGTGAGTCGATCATGGTTTAAGCTCCCAGCGCTTTGTTGATTTCAAGTGCATTTTGGCATGATAAGCCGTTGTTTGTCAAGGTCTGAATCACGTTCAAATTGTCATCGAACATCATGCTTGACGCGCAGAATTTGCGCCAGCTCATGCCGATAGATGCGGCATATTGACGCAAGCCGCGAAGTTTCAGCAGATCATCGGGCGTTCTGTCACCCTCTTGGCGGGAGATGATTTTCTCCGCGAACATCCCACGCGAGCCGAGGTAAAAATAATCGGCATAACCCATAACCCGAGCAGTGCAAACGATGATCGTGCCACCCTTGCGGTGGATCTTGCGCCATTCGTGGGCGAGAGGTAGAAGGGTGTCGCGCTCGATAAGGTCGGGCGTTGAATGCTCGCGCCAGTGATCGAGGTCGAGTGACCCATCGGGCCGAGTCGCTTGGCGATGGCTTGAGTCGATGACAGTGTGGTCAAGATCAAAAATAAATTGCATAACAATATCCTATGATTCCGGTTAAGTTTAAGGCCACAAGGTTCCAAAGTTTCCCCTTGATTGCTTGCAATGTTAGCATGGCAAGACCAGCGATTGCAAGCATTTTTCCGGCTGTTGTGTCGATGATGAAGGGCGCTAGCATCATGCAAAGCGCCCCAACCCAAGAGGCGAAGCCGATCATCCGATCGACTCCAAAACCGTGGCCAATTCGGCCTTGGTCAAGTCACCCTCACGATCTGGCAAAGCCAAACCCTTGCGGATGGCCGCGAGGTATTGCGCTTTAGTAGGCGCATCATCGCGGGATTTTTTAGCCGCTGGTGCGGCCTTGACATATTCAACCCCAAGGCTTTTGGCCTTGCTGATCACCGAGCGATAAGTCACATTACCGAATTCGGCAGAGAGTGCTTGCGCCTTGGCAAGGTTGAGCGGAGCGGATGCCTTGATCTTGGCAACCATGGTTTCAGTGTAGTTAGACATAGCATAGTCCTTTTGGTTTTGGTCGGGAGCCAATCCCCCAACCGATGAAAAGATTCTCTCAAAAAAGCGGAGCATTGTCAACCCCTCAGAGCAAAAAAGTTTCAATTTTTTTGAGAGCGTAACAGCAAGCCATCATGCAAAACGCCGCAAAAATTGCGTGCGGATAAAGCCCTAGCATGATTGACATCCAAGACGCAAGCGCGCCCGTCATGGCAAGAATCACAAGCGCGGCGAAGATAAATAATTTCATGGCGTCAGCCTCCCTAGTCAATGCAAGCATTCTCGCATATCGCGAGCAGCTTGTCTAGGAATATTTTCGCATAAGCATATAATAAAAAAGTCTAAGAGGGGGGTTGACAGACCTTGACAAATGTGCTAACGCGCGCGCTCCCTTCCACGTACCACTTGGGCAAAAATAACACTTGACATTTTACCCGAAGTTTTATATACTATGTCCGAAATCAATGGTGATTTCAAGGTTCCAAATAGGAGAACATTACGCATATGAAAACCGCAATCCTCTCACTCGGTTTATCCCTTTCTTTTCTAGCCCCCACCGTCTTTGCAGGCGAAGATGTTGACTACACTGCAAAACTTAATAAAGATGGCAAGTATTGTGCAAAAGTAGAAGTTGAGCGAATTGGCTTCGGCACTATTACGCGCACTAAGTGCCGCACGCTTAAAGGTTGGGAAAATGCTGGCTACAAGATCTCTACTCCGGTAGATCACGAAGAAATGCACGAGCCCCAGCCTCGTGATGAAAAAGAAGCTGTTGCTTAATTGGCATTAGTTTTTTAAAGAACGGCATCCTCAGTGGTGCCGTTTTTTATACCCCTAGTTAAAAATAGTTCTTGACTTTTCACTCCCCACCAACTATAATTAAAATCTGACAGGTATAAATGCACCAATGATGAAAGTTACTTACAAGCACTGGAAAACAGGAGAGAAGCTGGAAGTGACCGGTACTATACCCGCTCAATATAATAACTCTTTAAGTGACCGTATAATTGTAGAAACACCCGACGGGCATTTTGAAGACATAATTAAATCAACAATCATAAGGGTAGAGGAATGCGACCCAGATTAAAATATTTAGCTGCGGTATTGTTTATTTCAGTTCCAGCTTTTGCTCAAGAGTCAACAACTCAAGCACCAGAGCCAATTATTACAGAGTCAACAGTAACGACTACAACAGACACTACACTGAAGTCGCCTCCTGCCTCTGCAATTAGTCCAACGATTAACACAAGTAACTCAGACTTGTGTACTTTCGGTGTAGCGGGTGCAGTGCAGACTCAGATACTCGGCGTATCAACCGGCACACAGATTACAGACGATAACTGTGAAATGTTGAAAAACGCGAAAACTTTATATGATATGGGAATGAAAGTAGCAGCCGTATCAGTAATGTGTCAGGATCAACGAGTATTTGATGCCATGATGAACGCAGGAACTCCATGTCCGAAAGACGGACTTATAGGAGTCGAAGCAAAGGCAGCATGGGAAGTTGAAAGAGAGGATGAGCCAGAACAGGCAGAGAAGGAAAAGAAGGAGTTTACATCGGATGAAAAGACTCTCATGGGCGCTGGTGGCGTGCTCGCTTTACTCGCCGCTCTCCTACTCTGAAGAAGTATACGGCACTACAAACAATGCTGCACAGTTTGGTTTAAATTGGGTAATGACAAACATTTTACCCGAATTTGCTGGACTTGAAGTAAATGGCTTAGTATATCAATATACCGCAGTCAAAGATCCGGAAACGGACATGATAGTGTACGTACAGAATGAGTATGCGGATGGCAATGGCTATATTTTTAGGAACGCAGACGATTGGTCTGGGCTTCCTGGTAACACAATCTCTAAAGCCTTCGCCATTCCCAATCTGCCTGGAACCTTGTGGGGTCCAGGATCTATCGAAATTGATGGAGATGGTGAAGTAGTAGATCCTTCTGTAACTTACTCATACAAGTATGACACTTGTTTTGATCCTCAATCGGATCCAAGCTGTCCCGGCTATGAAGAGCCAATAGAAATACCAGAGATTGAAATTTACGATCCACTGCAGGACGAGCTTGTACAAGCAGAGATGGAACGTAAGAATAAATTACAACAAGAAGAAGAGGAGCAAGAAAGGCAACGTAGACAACGAGAGTGCGCAGTATCAAATGCTCTTGAAGAACTACTATCAGATGGAGATAATCCTGGATTGATAGACCCTTTAGCAGAGGCTATGGCTTTAGCACTTACTTCACGTACTCTTCCGACTAATTATTACAATCTTCTCGAAGGTGGAGAATACCTTGAGACGATAGTCTTGAATGGTGGAAACATACAAGACAATGCAAAAGCTCGAAGAAGTAACCTCGCACAGCAGCTTCTTCATCAGCAAATGGTGGACTCACAATACGAGTCAGGTCAACAGGAGACGAAGTAATGTTGAAAAATTTTGTAGTACCTCTTGCCTCTTCTATGCTCGCAACAGGAGCATTGGCAAACACAGAGATCATAGGCAGCGTAGACTCAAAATGTATTATCATTTCAGAAACTGCGGGTGTTTATGGTAACCCTAATCCTTATCAGCTTACTACAGCGCCTACTTCCGGCGGTGTGCAGCCCATTATTCGCTATGACGTACTGGTCGCAGATTACTACAAAGCAGTAATCGAGCATCCTATTGCGTTTTCTTCTGCTCCTACTCTTGACGATGTTGTTACGTGGACTGGAGATGTAGAAGTGTCCGAAGTGTCAGATACAAACATGGCAGACTACGACACAAACAAAGTAGAGTACGACAATGCTCATGAATATGAGCTAACAGTTGCAGGAAGTACTTGGTTCAAGATTTCTTCTGCAGCAGATTATGGTTACACTAAATCTTTCCCTGCTGGTCAATATACAGCGGTTGTGGAGGCTGAGTGTATTCCACTTTAAGTAAATTTATAATCCTGTTGGTAGTGAGTGGGTCAGCAATGGCCCACGAGCTTACACCAACATACCCCGAACTTAAACAGTCTTACATACCAGAAGTGCTTCAAACGAAAGTAAAAATGTGGAACGCTCGCGTGGATGTAGTGTACTATAAAATAGAAGTGACCGATAAAGATTGGAAAGAAGTCCCTTTTATAACAGAAGAGAAAATGTTTAAGTTGGACTATATGCAACGGCGTGAAATCGAGATTTTTCTTCCGAGTGACACATCTGCCATGTACATATGTACTAGGTCGATGTTAGAAAAAGGAGCGCGATCTCGAAGCATGATATCATCAAAAGTTTGTTCAAAGATTAAGTGAGGTCTCCGTGAGACTTTTTTACATTATTGTACTGGCCCTGCTGCCTTGGAATGCATTTGCACAATCTGTAAATTTGCAGATGCCGGCATCGCCACAGAGCTATCAGTCGGATCGGTTTCGTCATGGAGACATGGACTGCTCGAACGCTATTGGCTCATCTACAATGATGGAGTTTGGAGTTCTTGGACTTATTGATGAACCTGACTATAATGTCAACTCTCCTGCCTTCAATCCCAGCGGGGCCGGAGGAATGAACACTGGTGTATATGCTCGTATAACGATACCTCTTGATAAACCAAAAGAACGTATCAATTGCAATACATTATATCAACTTGCACTAGAAAGAGAACGATTAGAAGTGCAGAGGCTGAAGCAAGAGGTAGCAAACCTTCGGGCGCTTCAGTTTGAAAATGATAATTAGATGGCAGAGTTTGAATTTGCAGGAATGACATTTAAGGGCGGGAAGGCTGCAATAGTCTTAACTGCCCTTTCTACTTTAGGGGGCGCTCTCTGGGCCGGCTTTGAGTTTTACAAAGACTACATGGATATGCGAGAAATCGTACAGAATATTGATGTAGGAGCAATCGAAGCACGAAACGCTGTAATTGAAACTCAACTTGATGAAGCTATCGCCTACACTCGTGATATCAAGAATGGACTCAAAGATGACATTACTCGTATTGAGCGAGTAACGGATAGCACGAGTGCACGTATGAAAGACTTGCAGACAGACATAGACGGAAGACTTCGAGAAATGTCTGATCTTACGCGAGAGACTGAAAAAGACGTGCGAGATACAATGCGTGACGTAGAGAAGCGTATTGAAGAAGATATGGAAAAGCTTGAGACAGATTTAGAAGATAAGCTGCAAAAAGCTTTGGACAACCCCTTAGCGGACTAAGGTACCAAAAATAAATCTTGACTTTACACCTGGTATGGAGTAGAATCTCAAAATGGCTAAAGAAATTACACAGATATCGCCAGAAGGTCTCGAGGTGGCAAATGCTTACTTGCAGTTTGGAAACATTCGTGCAGTATGCGAGTATATGCACGTATCGGAGAATCAAGTAGTAGAACTTCTGAATAAGCGTGAAGTCAAGAAATATATTGACACTGTTTACCTCGATATGGGGTATCGTAACAAAAATAATATTGCTACCGTATTGGACGATATGATTGCGAGTAAGCTTGAAGAAGCACAGGAAACTGGCGTATATTCTTCAAAAGATTTAGCTGACTTACTACAGATGGCTCACAAAATGCGTATGGATGAAATCAAGGCGCAGACAGAATTATTGAAAGCCGAGACAACAAATATTCGGAATCAAACGAATGTTCAAATTAACGATGCAGCTCTTCCATTTGGCCAAGGAAACTATGGCAAACTTATGGAAAAACTTCTCAGCGGAAATGAAGCCTAATAAGAATGAAAATGGACGATCTGGACGAACGTGTACGTAATATAGAAATAGAGATGAGTACTCACGAATCTCAGTGCGAAGAGAGATGGAAAACCACCTTTAATCGACTGATGGATATCGAAGACTCTTTGAAAAGAATCGAGAACCGAATTATGATGGGAGCTGGAAGTCTCATTGTTTTTCTCGCAGGAGTGATAGTAACATTGCTCATGGACTAGTAGGTGCGTCGGAAACCGAGGTTATATCAAGCATATAGAGTAGATAAAGTATTTGACAGAGACTTCTTTATAGATTTAGCCATTGTATGCACTATAGGATTTTCAATAGGCATAGGAGTAGGAATCATTGCATTCGTACTATAGGAACTTAGATGGATATACGAATTTTTCATAAACACGATTCTTGGCGAATCACTGTGGAAAACGAAACTCGACTAATAGCAGAAGATTGGGAAGAGGTAAATGCTTTTATGGAAAGGCTACTTCTTCCAAAACCCGAAGTACGTGATATGACTGCTTATGAACTTAAGCAAGCTCTGGTAGATGAGTTGGACCAATTTGAGGAAGACTTAATCGCCGAAGAAAAGGGAGAAAAGTAGTGCCAAGTCATTACAAAAAGAAGCCTATGAAAGGCAAAAAGCGCGGTGGTAAGGGTAAAAAGAAAAAGTCTATGGGCGGATTGACCGCAAAGCAAAAGAAGCTTCCTATGGCTTTACAAAAAGCAATTTTGAAAAAGAAGCGAGGTAAGCGATAATGCACGACGGCAAACCTTGTGGAGCAAAGCGCGGTAAAAAGAAAAAGCGCGGCGGTAAGAAAAGGAAAAGAGGATGAAAAAAGTAAAAAAGATCTGCACGTGTTGCGGATGTAATCCTTGTAACTGTGGATAGTATAGGACCCATCGTTCCTGTTACTAGTGTAAATACTTATGTAACTTACACAGTGCAAGATGGGTCTTATCCAAATACTACAAAGGTAACTACTACCACTTACGAAGTTACTACTTATGATAAGAACGGACGTCTTACCACAAGTACTAACGTGTACCAAAATGATTTTTTGGTATAGAGAAATAAATGGCTGTAAAGCGACGAGCTAAAAAGAGGAAGGTAAGCAAAAAGCGGCCAATACCTACAAATAAGAAGCTTTATGCGCGAGTCAAAGCAGAGACAAAGCGTAGGTTTAAAGTATACCCTTCGGCATACGCCAACGGGTGGCTAGTGAGAACTTATAAAGCTAGAGGCGGTAAGTACCGCATGGGTAAATAAATGGCTAAACCAAAGGGCGGCCTTACTAAATGGTTTAAGGAAAAATGGGTAGATATCTCTCGTCCAAAAAAGGGCGGAGGTTATATGCCCTGTGGTCGTAAGACTTCTAAAAAAGGTAAATATCCTAAATGCGTTCCTGCATCTAAAGCCGCACGAATGACTCCAGCACAGAGGCGCTCAGCAATTACTAGAAAGCGTAGAGCAGGAAACCCTGGAGGCAAGCCGACTATGGTAAAAACTTTTACTAAGTCGAAGAGGAGAATGAAGCGTGGTGGCAAAAAGAAAAGGTAAGAAACGCGACCCAAGATTAAAAAGGGCAGGAGTATCAGGATTTAACAAACCAAAACGTACTCCTGGCCATCCAAAAAAGTCTCATATTGTTGTAGCTAAAGTCGGAACTAAAGTAAAAACTATTCGGTTTGGCCAGCAAGGAGCAAAAACTGCTGGAAAACCCAAAGCAGGAGAAAGTGCAGCAATGAAGCGTAAACGTGCCTCTTTTAAAGCACGTCACCGCAAGAATATTGCAAAAGGAAAGATGTCAGCAGCTTACTGGGCTGATAAGGTGAAGTGGTAATGTTTGAAGGACAGATTCAAGGATTAAACAAGCATTGGGAGTACAAGTACGATAAAGATCAGTACGCTTCTAAAGATCACTGGAAAGTTATGACAGAAACTCCCTACCACGGAGACTGTGAAGATTATGCACTTACTGCACTTTGGTTAATTTGTGGTAAGTCTTGGTTGGTGTTTTGGTTTAAGCTTTTTACATTTCAAGCACAACTAAAACTCGTACATACAAAAAACGGTGGAGGACACGGAGTTCTTCGCTACAAAAAGAAGTACATTGACAACTGGTCTAAAAAGTTCGTTACTAAAGAAGAAATGGAAGAGCTTGGACACGTGTTTCAACCAATAAGATTCCTGCCCACTACGGTAGCAATCAAAATGCTTATGGCAAAAGTAGTGGAGTTAAAAAATGGAAGAGGAAAATAAAGGGTTTCATCCAGCAGATACAAATGGCGACGGTAAAGTAACCCCAGAAGAAGAAAAGATGTATCTAGAGTTTAAGCGGAAAGAGCTTGAAGATTTAGATGCTATGCGAGATGCTCAACGCAGCATGACGTGGTTTGCTCTTTTTGGTCTTTTACTTTATCCATTCGCTGTAGTTCTTGCAGATTGGATTGGCCTTGATAGTGCTTCCAAAATCTTAGGCGATATGGCAGCTACTTATTTTGTTTCAGTGGCTGCAGTAGTTGCTGCCTTTTTTGGTACACAGGCTTATTCTAGTAAGAAATGATTAGGCTACTGCCGCTTTTATTTTTAAGCGGCTGTGTAGCCATGTCACCTAACTTAGAGCAACACGAAGATTTAGTTACGGGACAAGTTTATTACAGCTTTGAGTTAGGTCTTTCCTACCCAAAGAAAAAATTTATGACTCCAGAGGAATGGAACGAATATCACACAGTACCAGATAGTCAAAAGGAAGCACTATATGCTACTTATAAAGAGCGGGAAGAAATTGAAAAACGTTGGGAGAATTTTATTGACAATTGTCTCCTGGCCGGCACGTTGGATTGTTAGTTTTCTTTTTAATGAGTGGGAAGTAACCATTTGGATTGATCCTTCTAAGAAAACTCAATACAATTTTAAGTGGGTTGACAAGTGCGAGCCTACGCACTTAAAGGGCCGACTTGTCTCTGGAGAACCCTTTGAGTTAAAAACACAAGAAGCATTCAACTTTCAAGTTAAAAAGGTAAAGTAATGTTTGGAATGATTAAAATGCTGCCGATTATGATACTTCTTGCAGGCGCAGGATATGCATATCATACTACGGTAGTAAGTCAAAAAGATGCAACAATTGCACGTCTCGAAGCAAATGCAGTAATTTTAAAAGAAAATGCCACAAAGTTAGAGATGGCATTCGAAAGCGAAAAAACTGCAAGAGAGCGTTCAGAACAAAATTTACAACGCCAGCTAAAGGTTGTAGGCGAGTTGACAGAAAAGAATAACTCAATGCAAGCAGAAATGGATGATTACTTATCTATTTTCAAACGCCATGATCTTACAAGGCTCGCTCGTGCAAAACCGGGATTAATTGAACCACGAATTAACAATGGCACTGCACAAGTTTTTCGAGACATAGAAGAAGCTAGTAAGGAGGTCGCAAATGCGGATTCTACTAATTAGTTCTCTTTTGTTCGTTGGAGGGTGCTCGCTACTACAACCACAGCCTCTACCAGCGCCAGAACCAATTATTAAAACTGTAACGGAGTACAGAAGTCTCGAGATTTATCAACCTCCGTTACCAAAAGAAATTGCTCTTCAAGATGTAGAGTTCTTTGTAGTTACAGAAAAGAACTGGGAAGAGCAAGTAAAGAGGCTTCAAAAGCTTCAAGACGGTACTTATGTGTTGTTTGGTATTACGCCGCAAGATTATGAAAACATGGCGTATAATTTACAAGAATTGCGACGGTATATTCGGCAGCAAAAAGAAATTATTATATATTATCGACAAGCTACACAGGGTGATGAGGATACAGATTCAGAAGATTGGATAGAGAAAAACGAAGAGGTTATATCCGATCAAAAATCAGAGTAATCAACAATGGCTGTAGAAATTAGTAGAGCGGATATTATTTCCGAAGAGTTTTTGGAGTTACAATCTGAGACACGCTTCTTAAAACTCCCTGTAAGTGAGTACTTAGACTTATTGGGAGTCACTCCCCTACCTTCTCAGGTAGCTATCATAAACGCGATAAATAATAATAAATATCGTTTTGTCTGCGCGGCAGTTTCAAGGCGGCAAGGTAAAACTTATATCGCGAACATAATCGGGCAACTAGTATCTTTAGTTCCCGGGTCAAACATTCTAATCATGTCCCCCAACTACTCGCTGTCTCAGATTTCTTTTGACTTACAGCGCAATCTTATAAAACATTTCGACTTAGAAGTGGCAAAAGATAACGCAAAGGATAAAGTAATCGAGCTGAGTAATGGATCCACTGTTAGAATGGGCTCAGTAAACCAAGTTGATTCTTGTGTAGGAAGAAGTTACGACTTAATTATATTTGACGAGGCGGCGTTGGCAGACGGACGTGATGCGTTTAATGTTGCACTTCGACCCACGTTGGATAAAGATAACTCTAAGGCTATTTTTATTTCAACCCCTCGGGGCAGGAACAACTGGTTTGCGGAGTTTTTTGATAGAGGATTTAATGACGAATTTCCAGAGTGGTGCTCAATACGAGCGACTTATAAAGATAATCCGCGCATGTCTGCTATGGATATTGCGGAAGCTAAGAAAAGTATGTCCGATGCTGAATTCCGTCAAGAATATGAAGCGGACTTCAATACTTACGAAGGGCAGATTTGGAACTTCAACCATGAAGAGTGTGTGGCCAATAATGAAATTTTGGATATACGTTCTATGGATGTATTTGCTGGTCTTGATGTTGGTTATCGGGATCCAACCGCATTTTGCGTAATTGCTT